TTCCAATGAGCGTACAAACTCGCAGTCAGTTACAGGCTTCGGCCCTGACCATCACCAACGAAACCGCTGCCGCAGCCAATACCGCCGCCCGTGTGGGTGGACTATTTGACGACCTTGCCGATACCGCCACCTTGGACCGAGAGCGTGGCGTGGCCAACCTATTCCTTGATTCGGACACTTCGTTCACCCCAACCCAAGGGCAGATTGTTAAGTTACAATCGCAACTTAAATTAGGCATCCTCTCAACTTACAACTTTTCACGCACCACGACCTCCATCACCTACACAGGAAAGCCTGGTGTGGCTTTGCGGGTGTCGGTTAGCATGGTGATATCCCAAGGAAATGGCAATCAAATCAAGGTGTATATCGGCAAGAGCGGCTCTCCAATTTTGGAGTCCATGACCGACATCACCACGGGCCACAATAACGGCCATGCCATCTTCACCGAAGCGGTGCTGGAAGATACCGAAAATGATGAATATACCATCCTAATCAACGCCGTGGATTCGGCTGCTGCCATCACGATTTTGTCCCTATCCTTCACCGTACACACGCTATGAGTATAAAGCAATCATTCACCCAATGGCTTGGGATTGAGCATAAAGTCCCCGTGATGCTTGAAAACAAAGCGGGCAAGTATATCAGTTACGGGGCGTTCAACGAGTACCCCTATTACCTGCTGGACAACTACCGCCGAAGCAGCAAGCACAACGCTATTGTGAATGGCAAAGTGAACTACATCGTGGGCGGTGGATGGCAACCAGGTGAGAAGATGACGGTTGAACAGCAGGCCCGCTACGCCAAGTTTTTTGACGGCCTATCCGAGCATGACGACTTGAACGACATCACCGAGAAACTCGTCCTTGACTTGGAACTATTCAACGGGTTTGCCGTTGCGGTGACATGGAACAAGATGGGGACCATCGCCAAGATGGAACACATCCCCTTTGAAAAAATCCGAGTGGACAAGGACGAGCGGATGTTCCAAGTGGCCGACTGGTACGACGATGCAATGGTCCAACTATACCCCAAGATTGGCGATGTAGAGAAAATCCCCGCCTTTGATGCAGACAACCGCATCGGCAAGCAACTGTTCTACTATCGGGTCTATGCAGCAGGCGTGAAGTCCTATCCGCTCCCCGAATACATGGGGGGCTTGGCTTGGATTGAAGCCGATGTCCAAGTGGCGAACTTCCACAACAACAACCTGCGCAACAACTTTTGGGGTGGGTATCTCATAAACTTCAACAACGGGATCCCGACACCCGAAGAGCAAGGCGATATTGAGCGTCAAATCAAGCGCAAGTTTTCGGGGACCGACAATGCTGGCCGCTTTGTTGTAACCTTCAACGACGATGTCAGCAAGGCTCCAACCTTGGAACCGTTGACCCCGTCCGATATGGACAAGCAGTTTGAGATTTTGAACAAGGCTATCCAATCGGAAATATTTATTTCGCACAGGGTCGTGAACCCCATGCTATTCGGCGTAAAGACCGAAGGCCAACTGGGAGGACGGCAGGAACTGGTTGAGGCGTACGAACTATTTAAGGCGACCTATGTGAACGACCGAGTGCGCAAGGTGGAGCGAATGATGAACTACTTGGGTTCGTTCAATGGCGTGGAAGGGATGGAACTTATCCCCGTGGAACCCATCACGGAGCGATTGAGTGAGCAAGCCCTGCTGACTATCATGACCCCCGAAGAACTGCGTGAGAAAGCGGGCCTCCCTGCATTGGAAAAGCAACCAGCCGATGTGGTTGGACCCAATCCCCAACCCGACGAGGTTCCGCAAACGCCCATGGTCATGGGCAACGACAACATCAAAAAATTGTCGGGCAGGGAGTACCAAAACCTCATGCGTATCGTCCGTCACTATGCGCAGGAGAAAATCACTCTTGAAATGGCCCGCACGATGTTGTCCGCTGGTTTCGGGTTGACCCCCGAAGAAGTGAACACCCTGCTCGGAGTGCAAGAGCAGGCGTTCAGCGAGCCTACATGGGGCGAGGAAGATACCGAGGACTACGGATGGGGGGACGAGGAGTTCAAGGTCTTGGAGGTGGTCGCAAGCAAGTTTGGGAGCAGTTCGGACGAGTATGTGGTGATGCATTCCAAGCCAATGCGGTTTGACACCGACTTAGATGACCAAGTGCGTCAAGCCTTCGCTGAACTAGGCGAGGAAGAGAAAGAACTTGACGAGAAAATTGAAAAGTACCGCAAGAAGAATCGGGACGCATCGGTGGAAGAAATGGCCAAGGAGTTTGGAGTGAGCAAGGCGAAGGTCGCCAAGCGGGTCGCCTACTTGATTACAAAAGACCGTTACCCCATCGCCCGTGCCGTGGACCAAATCGCCAAGGAAGGTGCCAAGCCAACGGATGAACCCGTGCTGGAAGTACGCTACAAATATTCTTGGGCCGCAGGTTTCAGCAACAAAGACAAGAGGACGAGCCGTGAGTTCTGCAAGGTGATGCTGGACCTCGCTGACCAAGGCAAGGTTTACACCCGTGACGACATCAACGGCATCAGTAACATCATGGGCTATAGCGTTTGGAATCGCCGAGGCGGTTGGTATCACACGGCCAGCGGAGTGAACCGCCCCCAATGCCGCCACATTTGGGAGCAGCAGATAGTAATCCGTAAGGGCAATAAAATCACGAAAGCATGAAGGCACTCTTTATCAGCGAACAAACCCTGCTGGACAATTCGGTCATAAACGAGAATGTATCGTTTACCCAAATACGGCCCACCATCGTGAAGGTCCAAGAGATGCGGATTCAGCCTATCGTTGGGTCTGCTCTTTATAGTGAAATGGTGACGCAGGTGGTGAGCGGTACGACCACGGCCCTGAACACCACTCTACTGGAGGACTACATCCAACCCGCCATGGTGCAATGGTTGTACTACGAACTCCCGATGGTATTGGCGTTCAAATACATGAACAAGGGGATGGTCCGCAGAACCAGCGAGGAATCTTCCCAAATGTCCATGGACGAAATCACCCGCCTCACCGACAAAGTGAAGAACGATGCGGAGTGGTATTCCGAAAGAATTACCAGATACCTCATGGAGAACCGCACCGACTATCCGCTCTTCAATTCCCCGCCATCCGCTTTGGATACCATCTACCCGAACGGCACGAACTACAACACTGGGATGGCCTTGGACGCTCGGACCCTGCGCCGTGGTGCTGGCTTGGACCGCCCTTGGCCATACGGCTACGACCCCTACTGCTCCAACTGCTGAAACCTATGGGAGCGCACTCAAAAAATATTCTGAAATTACAGGCTTATGTCATGGATAAAAATCAAGCAGGCACTCCTTGCGCTTGCAAATGCTCACCCGCAAGTAAACTCCTTCGGGACGGGGGATCCTCTTGCAATAGGGACCGACAACACGATAAACCTGCGAACCCCAAGCCGTGAGCGAATCGTCTATCCGCTCGTTTTTGCGGATGTTCAGTCAGCAAGCACTGACTTGGGCAGTTTGGTTCTTACTGTGGGTGTCTATTTTTCTGACCGAGTGGAATCCATTGCCACGATGGGTGGAGTGGTTTCGGGAAGCCCGACGCTGGGTTGGCAAGACAACGAAGACGAGGTTTTGAGCGACCAACTGCAAATCGCCCAGGACTTCATATCGTCGCTCACAAACGACCCGACGCAAGAATGGACCCTAAGTACCTCCGTGTCATTAACGAGGTTCGTGGAGAGCCGTGATGACCGCACGGCGGGGTGGGTGGCTACTCTATCGTTTGCTATCCCGTACTCTCACTCCGTTTGTGAAATTCCTACCTAAGATACATTTACCCTTACAAGCAACCCAAACAAAATGCCAACTCCAATCTTACAACAAATGCTCGGTCAGGGCGGTTCCATGAAATTCGTGGACGCAGCCGTCACGGGCGAGAACTTTGACTTTATCGTTGTCAACACCGCCGCAACTTTTACGACCTTGACGGGTACAGGAGGCGAAAATCTTCTAACCGCTTACGCAATGAGCGGCAAGTCCGTATCTGCGGGCATCGTCATCAGCGGAAGGAACGGCGGCAAGATTACGGCCGTCACTCCAAGCGTCGGTTCGGTAATCGGATACACCTTCCTCTAAGCAATGTTCATCGGCTACGGCTACGGCTATCCCACGAACATGCTCCAAGGCGGAGTCGCTGCAGGGGTGTGGGCCTTGTTCAACGCAAGGGCTACGGCTGACGGAGCAACCGCTGCCGAGGCTGCCGTGAATGGATGCCTCTTCAATCGCTTTGCAGTTATTTACAACTTCTAACAATGCCGACACCATCGCTGATTTTAGTGCCTGCTCGCTTTAAGACGGGCAAACTCTACACACCCTTAGCAACGACTTCGGGTGGTGTGGTATTGGGTGCATCGGGCGACTTCAATGTTACCCGAAACACGACTGCGACCCGATTCAATTCGGCTGGCTTGATTGAGAGCGTTGCAAGCGGTGTGCCTCGCTTGGATTACTACACCAGCGGAGGAACGGCTGGCTGCCCTGCGTTGCTCGTGGAGCCGAGTGCGCAGAACTTGGCGTTGCAGAGTGAGGCGTTCAATACAACTTGGAGTCCAACAAATATAACTGTTAGCACAAATGTAACAGGAACGCTTAGTCCAGCAGGAGGCACAACCGCAGACAAAATCATTCCAACATCAGGGAATTTGCAGCATAGAGTTGACCAATCTATAACCTTAACGGCATCGGGAACATATACCTTCTCGGTTTTCGCTAAGGCTGACGGATATGGTTTTGCAAGCCTTAGAATCGGCAGCAATGGTGCTGCATTTAATTTATCAAACGGAAATACTGGAGCAATTAGCGCAGGAATAACCGCACGAGCCGACAATTACGGGGGGGGATGGTATCGGTTGTCCATAACAGGGACAAGTGCATCGGGTTCGGTTACTTTTAGAATAAATGTTGAATCCGCTTTGCAGGTTGCAATTGATTTCGCTGGAGATGGTACTTCAGGGATATTGCTTTATGGCGCACAGTTAGAAACAGGCTCCGTCGCCACCTCCTACATCCCCACAACTGCCGCAGCGGTAACCCGAAACGCAGACGTGGTAAGCCTATCAGGCGCAGTCAGCGGATGCATCGGGCAGACGCAGGGGACGATTTATGCGGAGGTGGATTTTAGAAGTCCAACAAATGCAGGAGCAATTATTCAACTTGATTCAGGAGATTCAACGAACAGGGTTTTTATAGGTGCTGGTGCGACCATTAACATAGGTTGTATAAGCGGAGGGTCAAGTTATACCTTACCAGTTACGGGTAGTTATCTAACAGGTGTCAACAAAATTGCAGTGGTTTACGGCTCTTCTAACTTTACGGCATACCTGAATGGAGTACAAATAGGCTCGGCAACACCAACGGCAGGGACTTTCCCTACAAACCTGCTAACTCAATTTAACGTAGGAAGCAGAATATCAGCAGGTGTTCGTGGAGCCTTTTTAAACGACCGCATCCGTGCCGCTGCCCTCTACACCACAAGGCTCACGAATAGCGAACTCCAGTCGCTCACCACATTGTAATGGCTACCTTCCGCAAGTACGCATTCCCCAAGCAGAGCGACGCTGACAAGGTGCTGGCTCTATGCACAGGCACGACCGCTGCGGTTGACCTCGGAGTCTTGGATGGCTTCATTTGCTACGACATCCTTTGGGAAGGCGACGCTCCTGCAATCGCTGCCCAGTACGAAACTTGGCCCGAACCCTGCGGAGTCCACGCCTTTGCAGGTTGGGACGCTCAATACGCCGCTGACTACAAAGAATTTGCAACACCGCAAAGCAAATAACATTTCCAACTATGGGACTATTTCGCCGCAACCCTAACAAACCTAACCTCATGCAATCAGCCATCATCGCTCTACTTCGTCACTTGCTCACCTTCATCGGCGGTACACTCGTCGCCAAAGGCGTCATTGATACCGCAACTCTGACCGAAATTATCGGTGCGATAATTACTTTGTTGTCAGTTGGTTGGATGGCCGTGGAGAAAGTAAAGGGTAAACCCGAAGCACCGAAGGCGTGAACTTGATTGAAACCACTATCATTGGGTCCATCTCTGCAATCGTCGGGGGTGCAATTGCTTGGCTGACCAAAGGCAAATTCACGGCCGATAGTTTGCAGGTCAAGCAAGCCCAAGCGGTGCTGGCTATGTGGCAGGCAACCGCCGAAGCACAAAACAAAGAGTTGACTGAATTACGCAATGAACTTGTAGTTTTGCGTCAACGGATTGAGAGTTTGGAAACTACCATCCATGCACTTGAATCCGAAAACGCATCACTAAAAGCCATGCAATGATTCTACCACTCACCAAGCATTCCCGCAACATCCACGACATTACCTGCCAATCGGGGCAGGAGTTCTTGTTAATTTCCGACCTGCATTGGGATAACCCCCATTGCGATAGGGGGCTGCTGACCAACCACCTCAAGGAAGCCCAACGGCGCAACGCAGGAGTCATCGTTAATGGTGACTTTTTTTGTTTGATGCAAGGCAAGGGCGACCCACGACGGAGCA